CCCCATGCCAAATTCACGCGCCGCGCAATAAACCACATATGCATTGATGAGCGTATTGCCAATGGTCGTCAGCGGAGATCCTGATAGTCTACTACCACCAGTATTGTATTGGACCCGGTACTCAGTAGTTGCATTTACTTGCAACTCGTCCGCCAGCAATTTCTGAAGTTCCGGGCGATCTGCTTCGTTACACCATTTCAGGAGACATCGGAATTCAACATTTCTGCGCAGATCAGCAGAAATGGTGCCATCAAATCTTGAATAGTCTGTCTCATTCACCTTGATTCCCAACTCATGGAGTGTTTTCACAAAACACTGCACCATCTTAGCCACTGTCTTAGGTTTAGCTCCTGGTACGTACCAATTTGCTTGCAGCCCCTCTGGACCAAATTCTTTCTTCAAATGTTCTGCAAACGGGTATGTGAAGCGTGACAGTCCCCTCATGTGTGATGTTGTCGTCATTGATATGTTACGGGGATCTTTGGCTGCCGCATACGTTTCTTTCTTCTGCATAGCTTTCACTTTGTTGCGAACGTTGCGGCCTGGTGTTCCATCCTCTCTGATACGTCTAGCCTTTTGCGCGGGCAAGGTCTGTTCTGCGTCAACTTGCTCAATTGTCCAAGGTCTACCGTTGGCCGGGACATATTCTTTCTTCCACCAACGGTTCCCCGCTCGCGTAATCAGGCGCTTCATAGATCTATTCGCTACTTTTTCGACAAATTCCTCGGCGTAGTCCAAATATTTCTGGGTCATAGGCGTGTTGTTGACTACGTTGTCTATGCGTCCAGTAATGCAAGCTACATCATTGGTCACGCATGACGATGGTGCGCACCCCATGTCATCATTGTGTAGTAGTGGTGGTGCTAGTAATTTTGCCGTGGGTTTGCCTTGGTCGAACCGATTTATTTGTTTCCTGCGCGTCTTCGTGGTAGGCACTTTCATGTAATTGACCTTCAGGCCGAAATCAATGTGCACACCCTCGTTAAAGAAGTTGTATATGCGCTCTACTTCATGGTCGTATTTTGGGTCTTGCAGTATACGGCTTACTACGCCAGGACAAAATCCTTTTGGGTCGTTTTGTCGCTTGTTGTAAATTGTCGTGGCGTAGTCTTCGGGTAATATGACTGGTAGCGGACCTGATATGGTGTCTTCAATGAACTGGAGAGTCTTGTCAGCTCCATCACCGAATTTTCCATATAAATAACCGTCTCGTCTTATAACCCTGTTGTCACGCTTGAGCTCTCCAATAGTTCCGTAGTCGTAACGCGCACCACACACCTTGGCTATCAATTTATGCAGCCAATATGGTATGTAGCTCTTAACGACTGGAATGATAGCAACAATGTAGCGACCCTTTTCGCCTAGCTGTTTAACCTTTTCGACTTTACAAATTGAAAAGTCCCTGTTAAACAGACCAAGAAAGCCGCGACGTTGTATTATCTTCATGTCGGTGTCGAATGCCCAAACGCTTGAAACGTAACTGGCACCTCCGTTAATGTCTTCCCGCATGTTCGCAGTTTCCCTGACCTCACCCTCATCCGAGAAACGGTAGTAACCGTCACCGGTTCTGCCCGCTATGTTTTCAGGGATGTGAGTATAGATCAACATTGGGTTGTGTGCGTATTGTGAGAAGTCTTCCAGATAGTAGTCCACGTCGACCATCGTCACTATGTGGTGCGGTTGTAGGTCGTCGTGTTTGTAACTGGTTGCCATGTCTGCGTCTCCATATATGAGTCGTGTGCCGTCTACTCCAAATTTTCTCTCTCGGTTTGATGTTGATAGATCGTAACGTACGTAGTTCGTTCCATGTTTGTCGTTGAAATCTTTGATGAATTCTGATATGCTCGTTGTTGCTTGACAACGTGAATTGGCTGCTGCCGGGTGAGCATGATTGTTGACTTCACTTCGAAATTCATTTCCTTCTGTCATTGTGAAGCCAGTGCGGAATGCACGGACAAGATCATCCCGCTCTTTACGCTCAACGTAAAGACTAGTCGCTTTAGTGAAAAGCCGCTGTCCGTAGCGATCTCGGAG